CTTGATGTTATCCACACAATGGGAACCATTAACCACACTAACACAAGCAAACTTAGAGCCAAACATTTCGTAGCTAGCCATAGCATCTAGCTCGCCCTCACATATGGTAACAAACTTACCACCTGCTCTGAACAAACTCTGACCAAACAGCTGGTTTGTTGCATCAGTCTTGCCTGCCCCAAAGAATTGCTTGTTGGCTACTATCCTAGTCTTTACACCCACCATCTCACCTTTCTTGTTGTGATTAGGGTAGTGGTGTTTGATTATCTTGCCCTTGCCATCCATCTCTGACTTGACCTTGTACTTCTCAAGTGTCTCGGCTCTTAGCTTTCTATCAGGCAGTGCATAGTAATCACCTCTGTTGTACTCTGCCAACCAGTCTTTCTTTTTGGTAGTCTCTGCTACCTGTACCTTTTCTTTGTGCTCAACAAATCCGTGTGTGTTACAAGCATAGCAATGTGTCTGTCCATCTGAATAGACAGCCATGTTATCCTTGCTAGTGTCACCACCATCCTTAGCACAGTCGGGGCACTGCTCCTTGCGGAGTAATTTATTTTCCATATTTTCTCCCTTACTAAAATAATAAAGGGCATCCGAAGATGCCCCTGTTTAACAGCCTAGTCAGAATTAGAATTCAGATGGGTCAAAGTCCTCAACTCCATCCGCCTTCTCTTCTACACGAATAGCCTCCAAGTAGGTGTACTCGCTGTAGTCTCCCTTACCCTGCTTGACTCGCATGGATACAGTATCTCCATACAAAGATAAGTGACCAACACCAACCTCTTCCTTGTCTACATTGTAAATCTTAGGTCGGTCAAAGTCTATCTTCCTGCGACTAGTAATCTGTACATTACCATCATACTCATTGGTCTTCAAGCCTGCTTTCTCAGCCAGTTTCTTACCTGCCTTATCCAACGCAATGGTAAGAGCATATCTCTCTGTACCTTTGAAGTTATCGGGCTTAGTTACATGGTTGAATACAACCTTACCAGTTAGTGTCATTGCTTCTGACATATACATCTCCTTTATAATTAACATCAATGCCAAGCAATTAAATGCTTGACCCTACTAGCAGTATTAATACCACTAGAAGTGCCACAGAAAAAATGGAAGAAAAACTGTAGCACTTCTAGAGATACTAACTAGGTACACCTAGAATATATACTATATACTACTTACTAATAGTAACATCATAGGCATACCTAGTATATATACTAAGTATTATTATATCACAGGTTTCTTTGTATCCACCTATCTTTATTCTTTATATAATCATTTAGTAGTAGTTCACTAAAGTCCATATGCTCTCGCTTATATTCTTCGCTCTGCATTATAGCATCTACCTCATTACTATCGTACTCACCACCCTCGAAATCGTACTCATCCTTGTTAGCATATGTACGCTCAACACCATTTATATCAGCCATTTACAATACCTCCCGTATTAATTGTTGTATTCTACCCAGTTGCCTGTCTTCCTCAGCACTGTCTATATTATACACGACATAATGCAGTATGTACTCATCCATTTCTTTAATCACATCCCTTAGCTTGTCGTTCTCTTTCTTTAACATCCTGTTAATTCTAAGAGCCTCATCGTTGAAGTGCTTGTTGTTATTCGGATTCATCTTTATCCTCCTCACATTCACAGTAATCAATAGGTTTGTCACACTCACGACACCACTCATCAGCATCATACTCTTCATCAGTAATCTCAAGTGTTGACCTTATATCATCAGCGTAATCATCATCCCATACAGCATCAGTAGCTATTTGCTCTGCATCCTCAGGGCTGTCAGCTTCTACATCTACATTAAACACTGACTCTTGTGTTAGTTTTATTTTAACATTGAACCATCCCATCTTTCTACCTCCTCTCTATTTTTAATCCACTTTTTCTGTAGTTCTATCTGGCTACGCAGGTCATGGATTTGCTCCTGCATATCTACCATTATACCTATGTATGACCGAGGGTCAACTGCATAGTCATAGTTATCTAGACTAAGCCTGTCATGCTCATCAAATAACTTGTGGCCAAACCATTCCTCGACATTGAAGTGTCTCTCTACTTCATCATCAAAGTTTCTTACATCACTTGCATATATTGTTATGTCCATACATCCTCCAACTCTCTGAGTTTATTATATTTACTTTTCAATCGCTCAACTTTATCAAGAAATACCTCCAACTCTTTATCACCAGTCACATTTTTTACTTCTTGGTCAAGTTCAGCCCTCATTTTATTGCATTCGTCATACAATTTTAAATACTTATCCGCCATATCGCTCCTTGTTTTTAATATTAGGTGTGCTATCCCTCCATTCTTTCCTGAGTTTAGCGTTGTACCTGACTAGTGCACATCTTGCACCATACTTCATCAGTTCACCATCTCTATTATACATAGAGTTTCCCTTTACTACACCATCCAAGTAACTAGGATTGATGGGTATGCCCATAACTACTCGCACTGGCTCACTAACCCACTTGCTTTTAGCCTGTTTCATACCCAACAAAGCACCTGCTTTTAGGAATACAGTCTCATCATCCCTGTTCAGTGCTAATCTCTTGTATGCACCGGGCTTTGACAGCCCAGTAGCATCCATTACATCATATACAGTTACTTCTCTGCCTGATGCCAGTCTATAGTATCTATTCTGCATAAGCATCAAACACTTCAACTTTATTCAAGACTAAAGAGTTGGGGTGCATGTCAATGGCTTCATCTTTCGCAGCCTTGACAGCTTCCTCCTGACTCTCAGCATCCACATATATCCATTGTGTATATGTTACATCAACACAACAGTGATAAGTTTTTTCCTTACGCATGACTGTATCCTCCAGCCCCACCGGGGTAATGTTCTATAATCTTGGACACATATACACTGCCCATCTCATCATACATACCCACATCAGAGCCACGCACATCCATCATTACAGTTTTCTTCCATCCCTTGCCTTGCCTTGGCGAACTCATTAACTTGGCTCGGACATTCATCCCCATCAAGTCAATAATATACCACTCATCTTTCTTTAGAGTAGTAACATCTATGCTAGGTTTAGCATTTGCTTCTTCAAACATTTCCATAAAACTCATACATCCTCCTTAAAAATTAACATTAAATTCCTGTCCCTTGTCGGACAGCTCTTGGTAATAGTCAGCCATGCCCTTATAGTATGCATAATCCTTTGCATTATCCTCAAAGTCTGCATCCTGCTGTAAATACCTGAGTTTCCTCAGCATTACAGCAACATCTATAAGTTCATGGCCACTTTCCCAGTTTCTACCAGTCATATCGGCCATTACACCTCCTTCTTAATGCGTTTCCACGCTTGCCAAGTAATAGATTGCAGATGCAAGGGTGTCAATCCCAGTGCATCAGCAGTTATTTTATAGCAATTTTCTATAAAAGTATACTTGTTAGGTGTTAATACCTGTTCTATCTCTGTTGCAGTTCGGCCTATCGCAATTGCAATAGCATGCCTATCCACAGTAACACCTCCTCCGGGATAAAGACTACTAAACAGAGTAGCACCACTGCCAGATGGGTACATCATGTTTAAATAAAATCTTTTTGTTTTATCCCCATTAAGTATACCTAAGATTTTTTCATCCATAACAATAGGCTTGTCATTCTTCAGTGCAAGAATATCAAGTGCTTTTTGCTTGTTGTTTTTCATGTGTCCACAATCACCAGACAAAATCAAATCAACAGCCAACTCCTTGTTTTTATTCCACTCTTTAAGAGGTGACAGAGCCGAGACAATTCCTAATACCTTACGCTTTGATACACTTAATCTACTAAAGGCAGAAAGAAAATCTGATACTTGGGAGCCAAAGGTATTGGCTTCTTTATACCAGTCATTTTTCTCTGACTCTAGGCTATCAGCATACACCCTAAGAATATTATTCTTTATCTTAGTTCTTGAGTATTCAAACTCACCAATTTTAATTGTTTGCATAGGCAAACCTCCACTTTAGTTATAAAGAGTATAGGCTATCGCCCTCTAGAGTAAATAGCAATAGCCCATATTTTTTACAACTTTGCACCGACTTACTAGCTATCGCAAGAGGTCAGTTTAATAGTATTCTCATCACCTATAAAGGTGGATAGCTTGTAACAACTAAAACAAAATTGAGCAGTTTACTGTCATACTCAGGACAAAGCAAGCCTATGGAGAGAAACTTGCTAGTCTTTTGTTTTCATGTATGCATAGCATCCGTCATGCTTGCTTGCATATACATTAGCTGTTTCAAAATCTACATCATCTAACATTGTAAGTCCTGAGTCATCAGCGACATACCATAGACTCTCTTGCATTTTCCTATCCCAATCATCTATATGTAAATCGGTTAGGTATTCTTTCATCGTATCATATTGTTGCATAGTCCTCCTGTGTTATCCAAGCAATTAAATGCTTGGGGTTTGTTTGATTGATGTACTTAATTATCCATACAAAAACCAATAAGTCAAATGAAATCTATCCCATCCCATTTCAGTTATTAATTTTTAAAGGCACAAAAAAAACCCAGCTTTTTAAGGCTGGGTTTTAGTAGCATTACTTAGCTTTGACTTTAATAGCATTTAAACGGGCTTTTCTTATTTCGCTCTGAAAAGCCTTGAATAACTCCATAGTGGCATTGAATGTCTCATCATTAATCACTAATTCATTATTTTCATCTAGTTCACAATGACTTTCAAAAAAGATTTTATTCTTAGATTGAAATTTATTGTCATTATCTGCTGTCAAGTTAATTTTTAAATCAATGTCGCTTATATCCTCAACGATTTCAGCCTTAGGTTTTACCTTAGGCTTAAGCATTGGAGACATAACGCAAGGCTGTAAAGTGTTGATTTCAACATTTTTCATAGATTGCCTGTTTTCTTTTTGGAAAAATGGCTGGCTATCATCCTTGACTAAATCATTAAAAACCCATTCTATGCATGATTTTAATGATTTCATATCATCGATTAACTTTTCAACTTTTAAGCAATTCATAACTAATTCAATTTCATGCAATTTCGCAAGGCTCTTACCATCAGCACTAAGCGTTGACAATGTTTTTCTCACTTTGTTACGCATTGTTTTTTTCTTAGTTCCAACAGCCTTTACAGCCTTTAAAATCTCAAGGCTTTCAGTGTTTTCAGCCTTGTTAATTGATTTAATTATTTCAGTCTTGCTAAGTTCTACTACATCATTAGGTATTAAGTCTTTCATTGTTATTCTCCATTTATTAAAAGTAAAGAATTACATACTTAATACTGGCATTACTTACTAGCAGTGCCAGTAATAATGCAGTAATTCCGAATTGTTAAACTCAAGCAATTAAATGCTTGAAAGCTAGAAACAAGCCTTTCAGCTTGTGCCGGTTATCCATGCCGGCTAAATCAATGTCACTAGGAATACTTACTATTATCCATAGATTTGAAAGCCTGTCAACTTATTTTTAAATGCCTTGATTTTAAAGGGTTTTTCAAGCAATTAAATGCTTGAGAATTTCATTGAAAAGTACATCATTTTAAAACTGTGTATGAATTCATTATTATGAATAGGTATATATGATTTGATGCATATGACATCGTATGAATGTATAAATGTGCATGAATTGCTATGTATTAATTACTGTGTATGTATTCATGGGTAGTAATTCATATATATGTTTGACTCGGACATACCAATGAATAGATGTGCATGAATTCATATATATGTTTCCTTGAAAGCGGGGAAGGGGGGACACCCTTTTGCAAAAAAAACGCCCAGAGCCAAACCATGCCACATATAAAATTTTTATTTTTTCAACTTAGTGTGTAGTATGTGTGTGTTTCATCCCAGATTCGGGGATTCAGATTTCGGCATAAGAAAATAAAAGTAGGATACTACACTCCATATGGTATAATATTGTTTCATTACAAATGAAGTCTTAAACATACCTAGAATACTAGTGAAGATATACTACACACTACTTACTACTATAAACAATCACTAGAATATTCTAGGTAACAGCCAAAACAATATTTGAATTCTGGTATAATACTAAACTTATGGCAAACAAAGGAAACATCTCAGCTGATTCTGAACAAGAAATCAGAGAAATTGAGAAAGAACTCGAAGAAGAGCTTAGATATGCAGTAGCATCTGCTAAAGGTATAGTACCTGCTGATGCTGTATTAAAGATTGAGCGTAAAAAAGGCAGGCCGACTGGTGGACTTAGTGCAGAATCTAAGAAAGCTGGTGGTAAAAAGTCTAGAATAAAGCGTGGACAGACGTATAAACCTACAGATGACGATTATTCTAAAGTAGAAGAGATGGTTACTATAGGATTAGACCAACACACTATAGCTAAAGTAATGGGTATTAGTAACGCCACCCTAAATAAATATTATTCTCATAATCTAGCGGTAGGTAAAGAGAAAAGAACTGCAAGAGTTGCAGGTGTTGCTTATGAAATGGCGGTCAGTGGAGAATCTCCTAGCATGACTACGTTTTGGTTAAAGACTCAGGCCGGATGGTCTCCGAAACACCACGTTGTTGTAGAGGATAGACAGTTTGACATACAATGGGCCAGCAATGAAACTGACATTGCAGACGCAAATCAAATATTAAGGAACAAGGATAGCAAAGTACACTAGTATTTATGCAAGAGGAGAGGAAATCCATAGTAATTCCCTATACACCTAGGGATTTACAAAAACACTTACATACTAATCTAGATAGATTTAATGTAGTTGTATGTCACAGGCGGTTTGGTAAGACTGTGTTTGCTATAAACCAGCTAATCAAAAGTTCTGTAGAAGATATACAAGCTGGTAAGCCCGCACCTAGGTATGCATACATTGCACCACTATTTAAGCAGGCAAAAACAGTAGCATGGGATGAACTTAAGAGATTATGTTCTGTATTTCCCGAAGTAAAGTTTAACGAGGCAGAACTAAGAGCCGACTTTATGGGAGCGAGGATACAGCTATACGGGGCAGACAATTACGACACCCTCAGGGGAATTTATTTAGATGGTGTAGTGCTTGATGAGTACGCTCAGATGAACCCTAAGATGTTCTCTGAGGTTATAAGACCAGCACTATCAGATAGGAAGGGGTATGCAATATTTATTGGTACACCTAAAGGGAAAAACGAATTTTATGATTTATACCACTCAGCACCGGATAGGAAGGGATGGGCTAGATTCTTATACAAGGCGAGTGAAACAGGGATATTAGATGATGAAGAGCTTGAACTTGCGAAACAGGATATGGCAGAGACTGAATTTGAACAAGAATACGAGTGTTCTTGGTCTGCTGCACTTAGAGGTGCGTATTATGCTAAAGAGATTGAAACTGCTTATGAAGAAGACCGAGTGGGGAAAGTCCCTTATGACCCGTCTAAACAAGTAGTAACAAGCTGGGACCTCGGAGTCTCAGACGCAACGAGCATATGGTTCGTGCAATTTGTAGGTAAAGCAGTACACGTTATAGATTATTATGAAAGTTCAAACGAAGGGTTGCCACACTATATAGATGTATTAAATAGAAAAGGCTACCACTATGGTGCACACATAGCACCACACGATATAGTAGTTAGAGAATTTTCTACTGGTAAGTCAAGACGAGACCTAGCATTTGACCTAGGCATAGACTTTCAAGTAGCACCAAAATTAAAAGTAATGGATGGTATTGATACTACCAGAACTTATTTAAACAAGTGTTGGTTTGATTTGGAAAGCACAAAGAAAGGGCTAGAAGCATTACTACAATATAGAAGTAGCTATGATGACAAGAAAAAGATTTGGTCACAAAGACCAGTCCACGATTGGACATCACACGCTAGCGATGCGTTTCGTTATTTATGTGTAACAGATGTAGTGTTTACAGGCAATGATAGTGTCTGGGGAAAGGAACTTCCTGAGACTGATTTAAGTTGGATAGTATAGGAGAAGATATGAATCCGAGATGGTTAGAAAATAAAATATTAGAAATGGCACAGGACATTAAAGACCTTAAACATATTATGAAAGCAGTCAGCATGTCCTCGCCACCACCTAAAGAAACAAAAGAACCTATTAACAAAGGTAAATAACATATGGCAAAAATGACAAAGAGGGAGCTATCTGCTCACTTAGAGCAAGAAATTAACTCAGCTCTAGGGTACAAAGACGGAAAGCTGACAGAACAACGCTCTGATGCATTAGACCGTTACTATGGTAAGAAGTATGGTAATGAGCAAGAAGGTCGTTCTCAAATTGTCACAAGAGATGTAGCCGATGTAATAGAGTGGATTATGCCAAGCCTTATGAAGATATTTACTTCGGGCGATAAGGTAGTACAGTTTGAACCACAAGGTCCAGAAGATGTAGAGATGGCAAAGCAGTCTACTGATTATGTTAATTATGTAATCATGAGACAAAACCCAGGATTTTCTACAATATACCAGTGGTTTAAGGATGCACTACTACAAAAAAATGGTATAGTCAAACACTACTGGGATGACAGCAGTGAAACACTAAGGGAAGAGTATAAGAACTTAACAGAAGAAGAATTTACTGCACTCTTATTAGATGACAATGTAGAGGTAC